ATGAATCAATTCTTACTAGATTAGTAGATGTTATAAACAATCCCAGTATCCTACAATCTGATGAGAAACTATTAGTACCTTTTGAGCAGTAAATACAAACAAGGAAACTTAACCATGACAGAAGATATTATGTTCTGGATGGATATATTAGGGAAGCTTATGAGTAAACATAAGTCCTGTAAGTATCATGCAGACTTCACAGTTAAATCTTCAATCAGATTAGATACAGGTAAAGTACATGAGTTTACTCTAGTAGCTACAGCTATTAATACAGGCTTTACCTATGACATATTTGTTAATCTAGAAAATGATACCAAATTACTATGCTTTGAGCGTGCAGATGGTACTAGATGTGGGTTTAAAGTTCATATAGTTCCTTCTAGGCTTACTAGAACAGTAGATGAAGCCAATCTACTAATAGATAGTAATAAAGCTAACCAAGAGCTTTCTAGGAAGGTTGAAGAGTTACAAGAACGCAATAAGCAACTAGAGTCTAAACTAGCTGCTATTAAGAAATTATTTTAGAGGCAGTTATGACAACCACATTTGAAAATTCTAAAGTAGGGGAAACAGTTTTTTCACCTATTTACAGTTGGGGAAAAATTTAACAAATAGATGCGAATAGTAAATACCCTATCATAGTAAGTTTCTTCAATAATGTTGATAAAAATACTAGGAGCTTTACATTTACTGGATACTCAGAAGATTTGCAAGAACAGTCTTTATTTTGGTGTGAGGTAATTTCTGATGTTAAGAAAGAACCTACACCTATGAAAAGTATCAACGGTGTTAAAGTTCCAGATATTTCTTTTATTCCCTCTTATGGAGACTTTTGTTACCTACCCGTACCAATCATTCCGAAGCTATATATTGGTACACAATGTGACAATCCTGACGACATTAGTCACCTTGTCGAGAATTGCTTATGTTATCCATTTACAGAAGAAGGTAAATCGGCAGCAATTTTACATGCAAAAGCATTACTAGGAGTAAAGCAATGTTCATCGAATTAGCATCAAGAACAATCATATCACTACACCAAGTTAAGGCTATTAGTATCCATAATGGTTTATACATTACGATAAAGTACTTTAATAAGGAGCCAGAGATTACTATTGCATATGAATATAAAATCTCAGCTCAAACTGATTATAAAAAAATTAAAGATATGTTAATTAAATCATGCTCAAATAAGTAAAAACAATAAATCTATAAATCAACAATAACTAAAAGGTGGCATTCATGTCAACAATTACAACGTTTGAAACCGCCAAGATTGGCGATAAAGTATACTCTCCTACATACGGATGGGGTGAAATTGAGTATATAGAAGACTTGTTTAGTAGACGTCCTATTTATGTACGTTTTTTCAATAATGATGTTCATAGTTATTATACGTTAAAGGGCTGTTATTGCCCTGATTTGATCCAGTCTTTATTCTGGAATAAAGTAGTTATTAAAGCTCCTACCAAACCAAAGGCAACCGAGTTATGACAGTCACTGAGACATTCGAGTTTAAAACAGTATTTCATGGTGTAACACTGTTTATTGAGGCTAATACTTCTATGGATACTCGTATTCCTGGAGAGTATCAAATTGATTACCTAAATATTTATGTAGGTGATACACGTATTACTAGTCTAATTCAACAGAGTTACTATGACATGTTAGAAGAGGAGGCATATGCTTATGTTGATTCAGTTAGGAATAGTAGAGAGGATAATTGAAGGAATCTAATCATGAATAAACAGGAAGTGATCAAGACTATTGATCGCATGATGGCTGACAAAGATCTAAAAACTAAGATCTTAGAGCAGCTATATTGGATTGCATACTCTGATGGTAGAGATCAACAAGCTGGACAGAAGTTCAGTTCGTTAGTAACCAAAGAGGTAAAGAAAACACTCGTATTACAGAACAGATAGTATTTACTATTCTGTGGATTCATTTTAATCATTTTAACTAAACCAAGGAGTCTTAAATGACTAAGCAAGAACTGTTCGAAATTTTAGGTATTATTGAAGAAGTAACAGCTACTAGCAGTACTGAAAATAATAGTAAAAATAGTAAAAATAATAGTAATGTAGATTCTACAGTTACTGATGATTGTCTAAAACTTTTACTAGTTAAAGCAGTAAAAACTGCAGACAGTACTACTATGTATCTGTATGAAGGTGAACTCTGCGATAAAATCTCATTACTTGTAGCAATTGAAAAGCACGAGTCTAAAGGGATTCGTCTTGAAACTCTAAACGGAGTTCCAGGAGACTTTTTAAAAAAGAAATTCAAAAATTCTTTCTTACGCGCTATGCATAGTAAGTTTGTAGAACTACAGCAGTCTTAAAATAATGCCCTGTATGAGTTTACTTGTACAGGTGCTATCTAATTCTAATCATAAATCAATCAATCAATCATTAAAGGTATTTAACCATGAACATCCAACAAGTTGCTAACGCTATTCTAAACACTGGTACAGACATTACTTACTTAGTAGTAGGTGAGCCAGGAACAGGTAAAAGCTCTATTTTAGACTACTTACAAGAAGCTCCAGAATTAAACAATCATCAATTTATCTACATTGATTGCCCAGTAAATGATGTTCCTGATGTACAGTTACCATATGTAGAAGATGGTGTATCTTACTTTGCTACTAACTCTAGTTGGGGAGTCAATGATCCACGTCCTAAAGTAATTATGTTAGATGAGTTAAGTAAATCTAATGCTACTACTCGTCTGCTATTTACACGCCTATTGTTGAATAAACAAATTGGTGCTTATAAGTTACCAGAGGGATCTATTGTATTCGCTACAGGTAACCAATCTAAGGATGGTGTAGGTGATAGTTTTCCTGCACATATGCTTAACCGTGTTACTGAAGTACATATGGACAAACCTGGTGTAGATGCTTGGTGTAACTGGGCTTCTGGTGCAGGTGTAGATCCTATCGTTATGGCTTGGGTTAATCAGTTTCCTCATGCTCTTAGTGAAGGTGAGCAGGATAACCCATACACATTCAATCCAAAGACTAATAACAAGCAGTTTGTAAGTCCTCGTAGTTTAGATAAAGCTAGTCGTATTATTTCTAAACGTGATAAGTTGGATAGTAATACATTGCATCAAGCTCTAGTAGGTACTATTGGTGCATCTGCGGCTGCAGATATTATGGCTTATATCCAATTAGCTGATCAATTGCCTAGTTGGAAAGTTGTAATGGCTGATCCTAAGGGTACTTCAGTTCCTACAAGTGTTGCTGCTCAGCTAATTATGGCTTATGGTGCATTACAGACACTTACAGCTAATGATGACACAGAGAGCTGTACAGCAGTCGTAGAGTACCTATCTCGCTACCCATTAGAGGTTAGTGCTGTAGCATTTAGTTCGTTAGCTCGTAATGCTCCTATGCATGTAAAGCGTAACGTACTACGTCACCCTGTAGTCTCTACTTGGGTTAAAGAAAACGCTATGTACTTAGCTGGTTAATTAAGGAAATTATTATGAGTGATAAATCTCATGCAGGTATGGGGCATTATGTATGCCCCTACTGCGGTAAAGAGCATGGTGAAGTAGTTCTACTAGATAAGCGTCTTAAAGATACTTTAGAATGTGATAATATGCTTGGTTTTAAGCTATGTGATGAACATAAGTTACTAGCTGAGAGTCATGTATTACTAGTTGGTACTACTGGTGATCCTAGCACAGATAAGACAGCCACACTTACAGGTACTAACGCTGCTGTTGGACGTACTAGCTCAGTACTAGGAATGTTTAAAGTAGATATTACCAAGTATGAGTACATGTTTGTAGCCCCAGGTGTTATTGGAATTCTTGAGGATTTATTAAATGACTCAGAGAGTTCAGACAGTAAAGAAGCTTAAAGATTCTTTAGAGAATTATCTATCACTATCAGGAACGTATACACAAGCTCGTAATACATACTACCTATGGGTATATGTTACGAGTAAGAAACATATAACTGATATGGATATAGCTGCAATTACTAAAGATGTGTTAGCAGGATATGAAGACGTATTTTCACAGAATTTACTAGCTTCAACTTATTATAGTCAGCAAGACTTATCTATAACTCAACTACATAACTTAACTTATTACAAGTTTATTTGGGAAGCTGAGGAGCAGATATACAACATATTCCACTATGGTTATGGTCTTGAAGAATTGGTTAATTTCGATATTGCTGAATTTATCTTTAATAAAGTGTTAGATTCCCCATCTCCAGCACTAGCTGCGTATACTGTACTTCATCTAGTTAATGCAGGTACTGTTTTACCTAAAAATATAAAAAGGTTAAGACAGATGCATCTGTACTACATAAAGAAGAAAAAAGGAATCATTAATCATGAAGATTGAACAACGTGTTACCAAGTCATTGGTAGGAATTATGATGTCCCCTGATTGGGGATTTCTAGGTGGTGTATTAAAAACTGGTAAATTAGTACCAAGTGAAGATACCAAAACCATTAAAACAGATGGTTTAGATGTACTCTATAATCCAGAATGGTTAGATAGCCATTCAGATCAAGAGATCAACTTTATCCTATTACACGAAGGCTTACATAAAGCATATCAACATATGCATTTATGGGAAGGTCTAGTACGTCTAGATAAGAAGAAAGCTGATAAAGCTATGGATCTTGTAGTTAATAACGAAATTGTTCAGAACTCTATCACATTCAAAGTAGAATTGCCTTCTGGCTATGAGACTAACTTTGATTATACTGGTATGAGCACTCCTCAAGTATTTCATGTAATTGAAGTAGATCCTGAGAGTGATGATGATGATCAACCAGGATCTGGTAATGGTGCTGATGAGCATCAACATGGTGCAGCTTTATCTGCTAAAGATTCTAATGAATTAGATTTAGCTATTCGACAAGCTGCAGGAATGTTACCAGCTAATCGTGCTAGAGATTTACAGAATGCTTTAGCAGTTAAACGAGATTGGAAGGAACTACTACAAGCTGAGTGGTCTACAACAGTACCTGGTAAAGATGATACTAGTTGGTCACGAGTAAACACTGTGTACCTATCTATGGGCTTCTACTTACCTGGAACTGTATCTATGGCTGCTAAGCATGTCAATTTCTGTATTGATACTTCTGGATCTATTACAGAAGAGACTATTGCAGAAGCTGCTAGTGAAGTAGCTTATTTAGCTTCCTCAATGCCTCCAGAGAGTTTAGATGTTATCTGGTGGGATACAGCATCTCATGTGCAGTCTATCGACCCTAACCACTATAGTTCTATTAAAGAGGACTTAATGCCTATGGGAGGAGGAGGTACTGATCCTACATGTTTAGATGAGTACATGAAAGATGAAAGTATCACTATCATTCTTACAGATGGTTATTTTTCTAATTACACACCCCCTCAAGATAATACTATCTTCCTAATTATCCCAGGAGGTACAAGTAGTTATATTAAGAAGGGGACTATTATTGAAATGTAAATCAAAGATTAAAACATTTGCAGAGCTGTATATTGAAACCATACAGCATCTAGATGTTTATGTGAAGTTGGGTGTAATACCTCACGGAGAACTTTATAACATATCCAGAAGTCAGTACGAATTGCTCATACCTATGAAGCAGGGATCTACTATTATGGGGTACACCACTGTAGCTATGCACAGACTTAGGCAGGTATTCAAAGATGAGTGCTATTTAGATAGGTCTATACCTGAATTAGTAGAAGCTTCTATTTTTGGAGTACCTACACCAGATGCACCTGCACCAACACACTTCTTCTTATACCACCACTTTATAACTATACTGGTATTGCTGAATAAACTTAAAACTGTAATACATGAGGATTTAGTAAGGAATCAACTTATAACAGCAGTTAAGGAGTACAACCTTGAAATACAATCAGCAAGTTAAAGAGTTAACCGAATACTTTGAAGTATTAAAAGCTTTAGGACAACCCGTAGATTTACACACTTATATAGTACATTTTGATACTCGTGTTATTAATAACATCCGCAGATCATTACTTAAAGACTTTAGTATAGCTGAAGTATGGAAATCTCCTCTATTAGAGTTTTTTACTATGCTGGAAAACTCGTTAGGAGATCAAGTTTTTAAACTACATGGTTACTGTACTATCTACTCTAAGAACGTAATGTATACTGCGGAAACAGAACATCAAGTAGAGGGTCCTAGCAACATTTTAACTGTTGGTATGATAATCAGCCTACATAAATCAATAACCAGAACCTAAATGGAATCAACATGAACAATGAACAACGTAAAGCTTTACTGCAAGTAGAGCAGATTATCGAATTAGAACTTCAAGAGATGCGCCAATTCTTACCTAATCGTTTTGCACGATTACAGAATGCTATCTCTACAGTACAAGCTATTTATATGTCCGAAGAAGATGAAGAATACCTGGAAGATGCTGAATATGAGATCGTTATGACTTCTCAGTTCTTATCTGGATTATTAGAAGACTTACCACCGTATGTATCCAATAAACAAACCAACTAAATACACTTGAGGTGATTATATGGGATATTACACAGATGTGGTATTAGACGTCTACTCAGTAGCTAAAACTGAGGAAGAAAAGTCAGCTGTAGAAGCAACTATTGCACTAACGCTCAAAGACACGATAGATAAGTTTGCGATTAGGCTAGAAAGTAGTAATTTGGATCTAAATACAGATCTATCCTTAGAAAGTGAATCAATACTATTCTATTCAGGGTGTATTAAATACCATTGGCGTGAAGAAATTATAGATGCTTTAATTGCCGAACTTGAGGTATTACAGAAATTGGGTATACAAATAGCTCATGAATTAATCACTGTAGGTGAAGATTACTCTGATATTACAACAATATCTAGTGATAATTCTGACTGCCGTTGGTATGTAGCACGACATATTGAACGTTACTAATATGCAACGTAAGTATGCACATGAAATGGACGTACATAAGTACATCATTACCAAATCTAAACCAGTAATCAAAATGTACACACTTAATTTTAATAGGTCATTACGCTATTGTGAATCTTGCAAGTCATACCAACCTAGAACAGATAAAAATATGGTTAAAGGTTGGAAATGCGATAGCTGTAAAGAAAAGGAAGTAACCGAATGTACAGAGCAACCAGAACAACTCTTAAACAAAAAGTAGTTAACTTAGAAAACCAACTAAAACAGGCTATAGTCTTTAACAGAATTACAATTACATTGGCATTAGTAATCGGTTTTGTTTTAGGAAAACTCTCTTAAAACAGTTAGTATCATTTCTAAAATAAATCTTAATAAACAGGAATCAAAACATGCAATTAAAAATAACAAATACATTTGAAAGTTATTTGAATAACTATAATAATAGTATTATGGATCGTATAAACGTATCTGAGATGGTTTCTACAACAAGTACTGTAAAAGACAGATGTGTATTTAAGTACAGTAGAGATACAGACTTAATTAAACAGTACTACAGAGACTGTTTAGTATCAATTTCTACGCAGGATTCCTTTACACTAGTTAAAAACTATTTTCCAAGTGTATTAGATATTATCCATATTCCAGCGGGTATTGAATACATTGCCAGTTTTAATAACGAAAAAATTATCAGACTTATATTCGTAAATCCAGTTACACAAAAAGATTATGTAACAAAAACGTATATTGCTTTAAACCTCAGATCTGGAAACATGACTTGGGATATTTCAGGCAATTTACTAACACCTTTGGAACACAAATGGGTACATACTGTTATTGACATCAAATATGTCAATTCTTGGATTAAAAATAATATGCAAGAATTGGTATCTATGCGTAGTAATAATAAGAGGTTAAATCCTAGTACTAGTAATCATAGTGTGATTGCTTACATTTCAGACATACAAGCTTATCTTGATAACACTATTATAGATGTAAGGTTAACTAGATTACTAGAAGCATCAGACTTTAAAAAACTTGTAGCACACTATCTAAAATCTATTGGTGATGATCGTGCTCACATTAATACGTACTTTGATACATACGAAGAACTTGAACAATACAGAGCTAACAGACTAAAGGAAAATAAATGAAAGTAGAATTACTTGAAAATACTCACGATGATACATTTATCGCAAATGTAGCTAGAGTTAGTTTCGATAAGTGGAGCACAGAACCTCAAGAACGAGATGCAGGATTGATTAAATATCTTGCTACTAATAAACACATTAGTCCATTCTTCCACGTAAGGCTTACATTCTTACTTAATGAAAATGATATCGACTTTAAAGTTATCACAGATCCAACATTGTTAAGAGGAGCTGTATGGGATTATTCTAAAGCAGAACAGACATTACTGTTTCGTACCTCTTATTACGGATGGGTTCGTTTAATCCAATCAGGACAACTAAACAATCTCGCCAGTAATCGTATTGCTAAATTACTCTTAGATATGAGTACTTTGAAATATGTAAATGAAGCTTATAAGTTAACTTATAATGCGGATTTGGTTTTGCCAGCACAGCGTGAAAGATATATTCCTAATTCTAGTTCATCTTTAACAGCTGAAATGGTAGATGTAAGCTTACGTATTACATGTGCTATTCCTGTAGCTCGACAACTATTTACACACCGCATGTTTGATACTAATGAGATTAGTCGTAGATATGTATCTGCTAGTCCTACAGTACATCTATTTGATTCGCTACGTTCTAAACCAGAAGGTAGTGTTAAACAAGGTAGTGCTGGAGAGCATCCTAATAGTACTATGTGGATCAATGCTATGCAGTATAGCTATAAAGAAGATTTAGCTTTGTATGATAACATGATTGCTGATGGTGTAGCACCTGAGCAAGCCAGATTTGTATTACCTCAAGCTATGGAGACTAGTATTATCTTTACTGGGTCTATCGCTTCTTGGGCTAAATTGATAATTAGCCGCACAGATTCCCATGCTCAACTTGAAATCCAAGATGTAGCTAACGACATTCACGATATTCTTAGTACTGATAAACGATATGCTGAGCTATATTTACAAAACTTTGATTATACCAACTGTTAAAAAAGGAAACTGCTTATGGCACACGAACCACAACTAGAAAATACTACGGATTTTGATTACGCACAGGATGAGGATAGAATTGACACTTTTATGCGGATTACGGGTATGTATGATCATCCTGAAGAAGCATTACAGAATCAGTACAGACAGCTTGATGAAGAAGTTGAAGAATTATATTCTGCTTGTGTATCCCACAATCAGGTTGAAATTTTAGACGGCATTGGTGACTGTGTATTTGTGTATGTCACAATAATCTTATTAAAAGCTCACTTACAAGATGTAAGTATCCCTACGAAAGCTTTTTTCACTTTACAAGGTCTAATCTCATTGGTAGATACTACACAAGATATCATCGAGTACTGTTTAGATGTAGTGGTTGAATCAAATCTAAGTAAATTTGATAAAGATATGACTGAAGCATCTAATACTGTAGCTCACTATGCTACTCTAAACATTAAAACAGAAGCACTATTCGATACAAAATCAGGTCTATGGTTTGTTAAAGTTACTAGAGATTGTACTGATATTAACGGTAAAACTTACCATAAAGGTAAGATTCTTAAATCTGTAACTAACTATCGTGGACCTGATTTCAGTCTTGCTTTAAAGGATACAAATAATGACAACAGCATTCAGTAACCAAGTAGGTGGAGATCACTACAAAAATCTAGTTATTCAGCCTGTAGAGTATATTACTGCTAATAATATCCCTTATATTGAAGGGAATGTTATTAAGTATATTACTCGATGGCGTAATAAGAATGGTACACAAGACTTACACAAGATCATCCACTATGTGCAACTGTTGATTGAGTTAGAGCAAACTAAAGCTTCTAACATACAAAAACACAATGCAGATGAGTGGGCATGATGAGTGTATTTAGACCGACAGCAGTATCCCACCTAGAGCAGCCAATGTTTCTAGGTGAAGGTGTAGATGTAGCTCGATATGATGACATGAAATATCCTTGGATTGATAAGTTTACAGAACGTCAATTAAGCTTCTTTTGGAGACCAGAAGAGATTGATCTGACTAAAGATAAGCATGACTTCAATAAGCTTACAGAAGCTGAACAGCATATGTTTACTAGCAATCTAAAGTACCAAATCCTCTTAGATTCGGTACAAGGTCGTAGTCCTAATTTAGCATTTCTACCTATCGTTAGTTTACCTGAATTAGAGACTTGGATTGAAACATGGGCATTTAGTGAAACTATCCATAGTAGGAGTTACACCCACATTATCCGTAATGTGTACCCTAATCCTAGTGAAGTACTTGATCAGATTACCTCTATTGAGGAGATTTTAGAAAGAGCTGCTAGTGTTGGGGAAGAGTACGATTTATTAATTAAAATGAATCAAACACCTGAGATTGGTCCAATTAGATGTATGTCACAAATATATAGAACTTTGTTCAGTGTGTATGCACTTGAATCAGTTAGATTCTATGTATCATTTGCCTGCTCATTTAGTTTCAATGAAAGATCTCTGATGGAAGGTAACTCTAAGATCATCACTCTTATTGCTAGAGACGAAAGTCTTCATATGAGTGCAGTTCAGCATATCCTTACAACGCTTGCAAATGGCTCTGAAGGAGAGTTGTGGGCTAGTGTAGCAAATGGTAACTCTACTTGGATTAAAACAACTATGGACGCTGTAATTAAGCAGGAAACAGCTTGGGCTGAATACTTGTTTAGTAGAGGTCCAGTTCTTGGTCTTAATGCAGAAATTCTTACACAATATATCCGTTATATAGCTGACATCCGTATGAAAGCTATCGGAGTAGTTACAAACTATTCTGGAGATAAGAAAAAGAATCCAATCCCCTGGATTAACAAATACTTAAATTCAGATACAGTACAAGTAGCTCCTCAAGAGACAGAAATCAGCTCTTACCTTACAGGTGCAGTTGATAGTACAATCGACAGTTCTTTATTTGGAGGTATGAGTTTGTGATAATTAATGTATTAAAAAGAAATGGTGAATCAGAACCACTGGATATCAAGAAGATCGAAAATGTACTTTCATGGGCAGCAGAAGGATTAGATGTATCTGTATCCGAAGTTGCTCTAAAAGCACATATCCAGCTTGCTGATGGTGTCAGTACTGATAGCATTCATGAGTTACTTATTAAGTCAGCTGCTGATCTTATTAGTGTTCATGAGCCTGACTATCAGTATATGGCAGCTAAGCTTGCTATGATGGCTTTAAGAAAGCGTGTACATAACAGCAATAACCCAACTTACTTTACTGATGTAGTTAAAACTAACGTTAATCTAGGTAAGTATGATCCAGAAGTATTAGAATTGTATTCTACAGATGAGCTTAATGAGTTAGCCGATCATATTGATTATGATCGAGATTTCTTATTCAGCTATGCTGCAACAATCCAACTACTTACTAAGTATCTAGTACAAGATCGTGTTACAGGTCAACATTATGAGACTCCACAAGCAGCTTATATGATGATTGCTGCAACATTGTTTGGTAAGTACTCTAAAGTTATTAGAATGATGTATGTTAAAGCTTTCTATGATGCAGTATCACTTCATAAGATTAGCTTACCTACACCGATTATGGGAGGTTTAAGAACTCCTACACGTCAGTTTAGTTCATGTGTATTAATTGAATCGGATGATTCTCTGAAATCAATTAATGCTACAGCAGCAGCCGTTATTAACTACATTTCTCAAAAGGCAGGTATTGGTCTTAACGTAGGACGTATTCGTACTGAAGGTTCTAAGATCCGTAATGGAGATGCTAGACATACTGGCGTAATTCCATTCATGAAACACTTCCATTCAGCTGTTAAAAGCTGTTCACAGGGAGCTATTCGTGGAGGTAGTGCTACTATGTTCTACCCACTGTGGCGATTAGATATTATGGATCTGTTAGTACTTAAAAATAACAGAGGTACTGAAGAGACGCGTATTCGAGGTAGTGACTATGGTGTGCAACTAAATAAGCTTATGTATCAACGTTTGTTAACAAATGGTGTTATTACTTTATTTAGTCCTAGTGATGTGCCTGGATTGTACGATGCTTTCTTCCAAGACCAAGATGAGTTTGAACGTCTATATGTTCAGTATGAGCATGATACTTCTATTCGTAAAGATGTAATTAAAGCTTCTGCTTTATTTGCTGCTCTTATGCAAGAACGTGCTCAGACAGGACGTATCTATATTCAGAACGTAGATCACTGCAATACTAACAGTGCATTTATTGCTGAAGTAGATCCAATTAAGCAATCCAATCTGTGTATGGAAATCACTTTACCTACTAAACCGATGGGTACAGAAGATGAAGAGATTGCTCTATGCACATTAGCAGCTATTAATTTAGGTGCTATTGATGAGTTGCATGAATTAGCACACTTATCTGACTTACTAGTTAGAGGTTTAGATGCACTATTAGACTATCAAGATTATCCTGAAGAAGCGGCTTTAAAAGCTAAATCTCGTAGATCACTTGGTATTGGTGTAACTAACTTTGCTTACTATCTAGCAAAGAATGGTGTTTACTATTCCAACGGTTCTGCTAACAACTTAGTCCATAGAACTATGGAAGCACTCCAATACTATCTTTTAGATGCTAGTAATACATTAGCTTTTGAAGTAGGTGCTTGTGAATACTATCGGAATACATCATATTCGCAAAACGTTCTACCTATTGACCGTTACAAGAAAGATGTAGATACTGTCCATACACAAGAACTTTTATTGGATTGGGAGCTGTTACGTAGGAATATTGCAACTCACGGTTTACGTAACTCTACTGTAACTGCTCAGATGCCTTGTGAGACTAGTTCTGCAGTAACTAACTCAACTAACGGTATAGAACCTCCTAGAGGTCTTGTATCCGTTAAAGCGAGTAAGTCTGGTACATACAATCAAGTAGTTCCAGATGTAGGTACTGTTAACTATGAGCTTTTATGGGATATTCCTGATAATACAGGCTATTTGGAGATTGTTGCTATTATGCAGAAATTTATCGATCAATCGGTATCTGCTAATACTAACTATGATCCGATGCGGTTTGAAGGGGAAAAAGTTCCCATGAACATCTTGATTCGTGATTTAATTACTACTTACAAGCTAGGTATCAAAGCCCTCTATTACCATAACACTCGTGACGGTAATAACCAAGATAGTGATGATGGTTGTGCTGGTGGAGCATGTAAATTGTAATCTATTAGTACCCCCAGCTATGGGTTAAATAGCTTTGCTATAACCGTTTGCTAGTTTAGGTTTCTCAAACTAGCTTACCTACGGGGGTATCGCTTAATGTAAAGCATCTTGTCCCAAGAGACACGCAGTACTATATGGAACGTATATCGGGTCTAGACATATTGGTGCAAATCCAATTACCTCCACAATTTAATTATGATGCGCTTGTAGCATAACGGATACTGCAACGGATTTCTACTCCGTCGATTGGGGGTTCGATTCCCTCCAAGCGCACCATAATTGAATTAATAACCATAAACAGATCTAAGGTATGCTATGAAACAGATAACATTTGATGTTGATACGTCAGGTATCACTACCGCTATTTTAATCAAGTCAGATAACATGATTAAGCAGCAGTTAGAGTACTTCTACATCAAGCCTTTAGCTAAATTAGGTATTGATCCAAAGACTATAATTGCATTCGAGTTAGCTTACACTAACGGTAAAGTGAGTGCTAAAGACGGTAAAGCTTACGCAGTAGATCTTTTAAAGATGCTTAACTTTATGGGTATCCAACACATCATTGTTGCTGATAGTAACTACTTTAAGTTCTTAACAGGAATCCAAAAGACTACTACAGCTAGAGGATATGTACATAAATGTAGTATCTATCCCTACAAGGATATGAATGTAGTTCTGTCTATGAACTATGGTGTTATCTATCATAATGATAGTGCTATTATTGATCTAGAACGTTCTCTAGTTACTTATACTGGTTTAGTATTATCAAACCAAGGAAGTAACTTCAATCATAAAGTGATTCAGAGTAGTAACTACCCGAGTAACCTTCTCGATGTATACACACAACTTCAAAGATTGCACTTACAACCTATGCTCACATGTGATATTGAGACTTTCTCATTACGCTTTGAGAAGGCAGGTATTGGTACTATTGCATTTGCATGGGACTTACATAGTGGTATAGCTTTTGAAGTAGACTGTTTAAAGTCTATGCAAGAGAATCATATTATTAGAGGTATGTTAAAAGACTTCTTTGATACCTACCAAGGTAAGCTTATCTTTCATAATGCTCTATTCGATGCAAAGATTTTAATCTATCAATTGTACATGGAACATGATGCAGACTGGGAAGGTTTAGAAAAAGGTCTTGAGATCTTTAGCGACATACATGATTCAATGATTGTGGCATTCCTAGCTACCAACTCTACTGCAGATGCTCCTATAGGTCTAAAAGAGCTTGCATATGACTATGTAGGTGATTACGCAGAAGATGTTAAAGACATTCGCTTAGTAGATAAAGCAAACTTGTTGGAATATAACCTAACAGACTGTCTAGCTACTTGGTATGTTTATAACAAGTACTATCCTGTGATGGTGAATGATAATCAGATAGATTTTTACTATTCTATGGCTATCCCTACTCTTAGAGTATCATTAAAGATGATGCTTGTAGGTTTACCAATGAATATGCAACAAGTAGCTAAGACTAAGAGTAAACTTCTTTTACTTAATCTTAGATATGCATCTCAAATCACTAATAACACTTATGTTAAGCACGCTAGACACATAAATAACGTAGCTAGATGGAGTAAAGCAAATTCTAAACTCAAAAAGAAAATCAGACCTTTATCTGAGTTTAATGAACCATTTAACCCTAATTCAGGTGATCAACTGAGTGTACTGCTTTATGACGTACTAAAACTTCCTGTAATTGATACTACTAAGTCAGGTGCTCCTAGTACCTCATCTAAAGTAATTAAGCGTCTCAAGGACCATGAGTTAGCGCAACCTCATATACATCTATTAGATAGTATTATTGGTGTATCTGAGACAAGTACTATCATGAATACGTTCATTAGTGCATTTGAATCGTATGCGTTTACTAGGAAGTCTCCTACAGAGTTTAATGGTACTGTTTGGCTTAATGGTAACCTCAAGTCTACAGGAACTGTCTCAGGTAGATACAGTAGTGGAGAACCTAACCTTCAAAACTTACCTAGCAACTCTGCATGGGGTAAACCTGTAAAAGAATGCTTTGTAGCTCCAGAAGGTTATTTATTTGTATATGCAGACTTTGCAGCTTTAGAAGCTAAGATTAATGCATTACTTACAGCTGATCCAAATAAGATTAAAGTATTTGCTGAAGGTTATGATTCTCATAGCTTAAATGCCTATACCTATTATGGTGATCAGATGGAAGGTATTGATCCAACAGATCCAGAGAGTATTAACGCTATTGCTGAAAAGTATAAGTCTTTACGCTCTAGAAGTAAGTCTCCAACCTTTGCCTTGCAATATGGTGGTAGCTGGAAAACTTTAGTAAAGAACCTAGGTTTTAGTAGAGAAGAAGCTGAAAGTACCGAAGCTAGGTATCATCGTATGTACGAGGTATCTAACAACCATGCTGCTTATGTAAATCTACAAGCTTCACGCAAAGGATACACAGATCTAGCCTTTGGTTTACGTTTAAGAACTCCTATTCTCAAAAACACAGTAATGAATGTAAAGAACTTACCTGCATTAGCTGCTGCTGAAGGTAGGACTATTAACAATGCTGAAAGTCAGTCTTATGGCATGTTATTAAATAGAGCACTCATTGAGTTAGATCAACGTTTACGTAGAGATAACTTAACCAATGAGATTCTAATGTCTAACTGTATTCACGATGCAGCTTACTTTATTGTTAAGAAAGATCCTGAGACTATCTACTGGCTTAACCAGAACCTTATTGAGGTTATGAGTTGGCAAGAAGATCCCGCAATCCAAAGTACAGAAGTACTATTAGGCGCAGAGTTAGATATTGGCACTACATGGGCTAATGGTAAGACTATTCCTAACAATGCTTCGATTGAATATATAACAGATTTCTTGGAAAATTTATGAACATAAAATACACAAATACAGGTGGCGTACCTTTAGCTATGCTACCTTGGTTAGTACATGATACCTATGATCATTCGGCTAATCCAAATCAGATAAGTGCTACAGGTCTTTTAAAACCTATTAAGCAAGCTGTACTAACTTCTAGAATTGCTGATGCAGCTGTAGAGGTTAGCACACTTACAGCTTCTCGTATCGGTACTGCTATTCATGATGCTATTGAACGTGCATGGATGACTCCAGAATCTGTGCAAAAAGCATTCAAATTAGCTGGCTATCCTTCAAAAATAACCAACTCAGTAGTAGTCAATCCTGCTGCTGATATAGATTTAACGGATAAACTTCCTGTATATATAGAACAACGTGTTGATAAGGAATTTCTTGGATATACATTGTCAGGTAAGTTTGATATTGTAATTGATGGTACACTAGGCGACTTTAAAAATACCTCTGTATTTACTTACATGAACCAAACCAATGCAGAGAAATATATCCAACAAGGAAGTATCTATCGTTGGTTGAATCCTTCAATCATTACTCAAGATTATATGGAGATTTATCATCAGTTTACTGATTGGTCAGCACTAAATGCTCAAACTCAGAAAGACAAAGGGTATCCACAAAGTAAGCTTATGACTGTTAAGTATGAGCTTATGTCACTTAGAGATACAGAGCGTTTTATCAAAGACCGCCTAAATAGCCTAACTCAAGCAAAATCTATGACTCAAGAAGAGTTGCCAGATTGTACTGATGATGAGTTATGGCGTAGTGAACCAGTATATAAATATTATGCTGATCCAAATAAGTTAGGAAGATCTACTAAAAACTTTGATGACTATCTCAGTGCTCATACTCATTTAGCAAATATGGGTAAAGGTATTGTGTTAGAAGTTAAAGGTAAAGCTAAAGCATGTAACTACTGCTCAGCTAACCCAATGTGCCTACAGGCAGAATCATTAAGACAACAAGGACTACTATAATGTTACATAGATTCGTTAAATCAATTAAATCAGTATTCTCTAAAGAACCAGAAGTAGTAAGTACTGAAACACCTATTACTATGACTACTGCTTATAAAACACGTAAAGAAGTAGATAGATCAACACTTACTAGCTTTCAAGTTGCTGCAGGGTACGCAGCTCTTATGAAATATCAGCAAGATAAACTACTAGGTAAAGCTATTTATGATACTTTAGATGATATGTATGCCGAGCTTAATCAACGTCTAGGTACTAATAAATCAAGATCTGCTTGGACTGTAGCTATTAAAAACTATATGAACACTATTCAGTATATGGGAGATTAGTATGTACCATGCACGTTCAGAACAGATCGTAGATGTGCTGGCAGGACGTACTGGTGGAGAAGATAGACACTTCTTCCGTATCATGACAGCTTATTATATGTCCTTAATTGCTTCTATGATGCGTACAGAGATCAAGACACATGATAGAGGTACTATTCCAGTAAACCTTTACGCATTGGCTCTACAACCTTCAGGAGCAGGTAAAACATTTACCATGACTACTCTTGAAGAGTTGCTTGTAGATCCATTTAAAGATGATTTCATGGATGAGGTCTTTAACGTAAATGCTGCCAAGAATCTTAATGCTATTGCATTAAAGACGGCATCAGCTACTGGTAATGATCCAGATCGTATCCTGGAACAATTAACCGCTGAGTATGAAGGTCTAGGGACTCTACCATTTACTTTTGACAGTGCTACTAGTGCTGCCATTAAGCAGTTACGCAGAAAGCTTCTAATGGCTCGCACTGGTTCATTAAACTTAATTGTTGATGAAGTAGGCTCTAACTTAGCTGGCAATATTGAAGCTTTAGTAGACTACCTATCATTATTTGATAAAGGTCTTATTAAGCAAAAAATTACTAAAAGTACTGCAGAGAACAAACGTTCTGTAGAAATGAATGGCGCAAGTCCAGCCAATCTACTTATGTTTGGGACTCCTAGTAAGTTGTTAAATGCGTCTAAAACTGAAGAAGACTTTGATGATTTACTTCGTACTGGTTACGCTAGACGTATGTATTTTGCGTATACTCAATCAGCCCGTAAAGCCGATACACGTACACCTGATGAAGTCTATGATGCAATGACATCATCTGCTATGGTTACGTCTGTACAAGACATCTCAGACTGGTTTAATGAGTTAGCAGACTCTCAGTACTATAGTGTAGCTCTCAGTATGGACAAAGCTACTAGTCTTAAACTCATTGAGTATAAGATTAACTGTGAACGTTTAGCAGAGAATATTCCAGATCATAAAGAAGCTTTAAAAGCTGAGGTAACTCATCGTTATTATAAGGCACTTAAATTAGCTGGTGCATATGCATTTGTTGATAAGGCTAAGTCTATTAGTCAACATCATCTAGATTGTGCAATTCAGTTAGCGGAAGACTCAGGTGCAGCATTCAATTCGATCATGTATCGTGAAAAGCCTTACATTAAATTGGCTAAGTATTTAGCTAACGTAGAGCATCCAGTAACACATGCCGATCTACTTGAAGACTTGCAGTTTTATAACGGTACTGAATCTCGTAGACGTGATCTTATGAACTTAGCGATTGCTTATGGATATAAACATAACATCGTTATTACTAAAAGTTTTGATAGTACAGTTGAGTTCTTTAAAGGTGAATCTCTGAAAGAGACTAATCTAGAAGAAGTTACTATAGCCTATAGTGATAATATTACTACTGGTTATGAGAATATACTAGCTAACTGGGATGACTTACATAAGTTGGTATGTAGTGATAACTTACATTTCACAGCACACCACTTACGTAATGGCTATAGAAATTCTGAAAGTGTTATGCCAGGGTTTGATATGGTAGTTTTAGATGTAGATGGTGGTACATCCATTGATACAGTTAGAATCTTATTACAAGATTACAAGTACCTAATTTATACAACTAAACGACATACAGATGCTGCTAACAGATTCAGAATTATTCTACCTATGACACACAAGCTTTTACTTGACCAAGAAGCCTACAAAGCTTTTATGGCTAATGTATTTGATTGGTTACCATTTAAGGTAGATGAAGCTACTGCTGACTATGCTCGTAAATGGGCTACTAACGCAGGTACACATTATTATAATGATGGTATGTTATTCGACGATACTTTGTTTATTCCTAAGACGAAGAAAGCCGATGAACAAGCTACTTTTATTAATGAACATAGTAATCTAAATAACTTAGAACGCTGGTTCGCATCTAAAGCCACAGAAGGCAGTAGAAGTAATACCCTCATTAAATATGCTTATGCTTTAGTAGATAAAGGTTACGACCTAGATGTAATCAAGTCTGCTATCAATGAGTTTAACAGCAAATTACCTAAACCATTACCCGTATCTGAACTAGATACAACAGTGATGATTAGTGTACATCGTAAATATATGGAGAAACGTTCGTGAGTGACAACTCAAATTCAGAAGAAGATACTATCCAGAATGACCACTTAGTATTGATTAGCGGTGCTTCTGCAACAGGTAAGAGCGCATGTCTTATGGATCTTAAAAATCCAGAAGGTGTAATGTACTTAAACTGTGAATCTAAAAAATTACCCTTTAAAAGTAAATTTGAGGAATATCAAATTACAGATCCATTGGAGATAGTACAAGGATTTGCAGCTGCTGAAGGTATGCCTCACATTCACACTATCGTAGTGGATACTTTAACGTTTCTAATGGATATGTTTGAATCTACTTATGTTATTAATAGTGCAAATACTATGAAAGCATGGGGAGATTACGCACAATTCTTGAGAAATTTGATGCTACAAACTGTAGCTAAATCTACTAAGAATGTAATCTTTTTAGCACATACACGTCAGATTATGAATGAATCTGAAATGGTGTTAGAAACTAAAGTACCTGTTAAAGGTTCGTTAGCTAATGCTGGTG